ATAGATGCCCATTCTCTATATAGCACTCTTTGATGCCTCGACCAATGTAACCTTGCAGTTGAGCCTTCTGCGCAGGTGTCAATGTGGATTCGAGTTGCGCGGAAAGGCTGTTTAGTATCTGCGCCTGTATGTCGAGTCTCATTCGACCACCACCTTGTTTTCATCGGCTATCGTCGTTCTGTTCTGCCCGGTATATATGATATCGTATCGGTACTGGCCTTTGACGAACTTCGCCGATTTCGCGGAGTCAAAGGTCAGCGTTATTTTGTTATCTACTATATTGGTGAAAGGGTCGAACACCTTTATCTCCGCGCCGCTTCTGTCCGTAAAAACAACCTTTACGGTATCAGTAGCTGCGATCGTTATCGGTGTGTCATCCTGATCCTTGAGATCGAGATGCAGTTCTATACTGAAGGTGTCGCCCTGATACCAATGGAGCTCGCCGTTTACGATCCTCGGCGAGGGCTCCGCGTTAGGTATTCTTGCCATTTCGTTTCACCTCTTTAATAATCGACCCACGAAGAACCGTTGTCGATATAAGCTTTGTACTGTGACCAGCTTGACCCGTTGTCGATAAATGCTTGATATGCCGCAAAGCTTGAGCCGTTATCTATATAGACAAGACCTCGCGGATGAGTGGTCAATGATACTGTGTATTCGCTTGCATATCCACCCGCGCCGCTATAATAATTATAACCGCCCATGTAGACCCAGAAACCAGCGGCAGTTGAATACTGAGCAATAGCAAGACCCGTAGTTGCCGCGCCTGTGCTACTGTCGTGCTGAACCGTTCCGTTTGCAAGCCATGTCGCGCCAATACTCGTCCATGTGTCATATACCAACTGCATATTGGTATCAGCTTTTTGAGCGCATTTGACACCCGCCATCCAAATAGCACCGCTTACGGTTATGTACTGCGTTCCAGATGCTACTGTCTGCTTTAGAAGCACATCGTTGATTCCGACAGTTGAGATGTTTGTGCTATCGTCATAGCTTTCGTACCACTGGACACGCACATCAATCGTCTTAGCGGTATTCGCACAGTAGAGTTTAAAGTCTTGAGTACCGTATGTGGTTGCCATAGTTTACACCCTCTTGAAGAAGATTCGTCCCGCGTTCCCAGCAGCAGGAAGTGTAGCGCCGTAGTCCGTTCCACTTGTAAGCTTGATGTATGTATCCATCTTCGCCCTTGTGACAGCGCCGTTGTTTATCTTCGCTGTGGTAACTGCGCTATCGTTAATTTTCGCCGTGGTAACTGCGCTATCGTTAATTTTCGCCGTGGTAACTGCGCTGGCGGCAATTTTCGCCGTGGTAACTGCGTTGTCGGAAACGTTTGCCGCTTGAGTCGCCGTATCAGCGTTACCATGAAAAGTTCCTGATATGTGCTCAGGCAGCCACAATAATACATTACCGCTTCCATCTACGTTTACCCCACCGCTGGTGTGGGTTGCGTCATAATCTCGTATCTGTATACTTCTTGCCGTAGTCCACTTGCCTGCGCTCGTTGCCGTGTCGGCGTTGCCTACGAGTGCCGCCTTGATAATAGCAGGCAGACGGAGAGCTGCGTTCGCGCTGCCGTCCACGCTCACAGCCGCGCCCTCGTGGGATGCGTCCGCGTCGGCTATCGTGATGTTCTTCGCTTCCGACCACTTAGCGGCCATAGGTGCTACGGCGGCTGCGTTGAACTTCGGCGTAGTGATACTGCCATCTGCGATACCGCTGATAACTATAGCGGCTATCTCTGCGGCGATCTGCGGTATAAGGGTATTGTTTATATAGTTAGCGATGAAGTCGAACAGATACTGCTGGTCGGCGCGTACCTGCACCTCATCGTTCTGTACCGTGGCGAAATCCTGCGGGTTCGTCCACGTCTTATCAAATGCTATACTCGGGATACTCATTTATCTTTCCCTCCCTTGGAACTTATAGAATATCTGGGCGAAGATGACACCCATGTCGCGGGTCTCATCGTTGCTCAGTATTACTTGGAAGTGCCTTATGTGTCTGCACCCCGGCTTACGCTTGAACACCTGTGTCGGCTGTCCGCAGCGCAGGTCTCTGTATTTCAAATCCCTCGGCACAAGCGACCATGCGTGTGTCTCAAGCTGAGTGTTGTCCGTGCGCTCCTCCCAGTCGGTCTTGTATGTGACCGTTACCTTGGAGCTTGAGGAACTCTTCAGCGCGAAAATCGCGCCGCTCACGTCCTTCAATCTATCGTATCCACCGAAAAACAGTACCGGGAATGTATACTTTTTCGATATAGGCTCGTTATAATCCGAGAAGACATTTGCCATCTTCGTGACTCTGCCCATCGCATCAAGGTGATACACCGTGTCATTATCATCCCTCAGCACATCTATCGCCTTGATGTTGGTGAAGTAGAATATGCTCGGATCGCTGTACTCACTCAGCACATAGTCCCACACATACACGAGACCGTCGATTATCAGCCAGTACTTCTCGTCGTCATCGAAGCTGCAAACAGAATCGTTAGCCGCTTTCCTTACGGCGTTAAGTATGCCGCTTCGTGAGGCCGTGCCATTGACCTTGCGACTGATGTGGACTACGTTATTCTCGTATGCTGCGCTGCTGTCTTTTATATAATGTATACCCTGCTCTCTGTTGCAGAAGACAAGGTTATTCTCGATGAGCTGTATCGTCCAAGGCAGGTCGCAGCCCGTCTTGTCGTTTATCGGCGTGTAGTCCATCGTGGTGTAGGCACGGTCGCTTATCGTGGTCGTGTCCATCGTGGTTCTGCCGATACTGTGCTCACTGAAGATTACGAGCATACTCTGCTGTTTTCCAAAGCCGGTTATCTTATCTCCGCCCGTGCCTGCGAGATTGTACTGATCCATAGGCCAGTAGCTGTCCACTACTCCGACGGCGTTATTGCCGTTCCAGAAGTACGCGTTCGGCTGAGTCTCGCATCCACCGACAACTATACAAAGCTCCTGCGTACCACCGAAGACAGCCGCATAAGGGCAGTCCATGATGTTCGCCATCGCCGTTGCGTTTGCCAGCGTGTAAGTGACCCGCACCGTATTGTTCGTTGCCGGGTCGGTGACATGGGCGGCACTCTTCAAAAGGATGTGGCCGGTGTTCGGATACCACACGAAGTCGTAGGCGTTCCACTCACTCTGCCATGTCGTCGGGTCAGACGTTACCTTTAGACCTGTCAAATCCGTATACGTCATGCTGCTTGACATTACCGCCGATATCTGTACCGCAGATATGTCCGCGTCCTTGACCGGCAGATAATAGCTCGTGCCGCTTATAGCGTTGTACCACACTGTCTTGCTCGGACTCAGCCTGTTCTCCGGCTGATATGCATCGCCCGCCGCTGTTGCCGCGTCGGCGTTGATGATAGTAATCGGTACATACGCATTCGCTACAACATCGGTTGCGGTGAATGTGTTGTTCGTGTAGGTTATCTTCACGAACAGTCCCGGAGCCTTATAGTAGAGGCTGCCATTGTATTTGAGGAATGTACCCCTACTGCTTGCATCCCCACCGTGCTTTACATTGGTGAGGTTGATAAGCTCAGTTAGTCCGCTCGTAAGCGCGGAATAGTAAAGTTTAGTACCGATATGGAAGAATGCAGCGCCGTGGAACAGCTCCTTGAAGCAGGCGTGACCCGCACCGCGCTGAGTGCTGTCATCAAACCACACCTGCCCCGGTCGGCAGCTGAGTGCGCCGTCCTTCCACATCATGTTCTTCATGTCGGGGCTTTCATTGGAGTCGAGCATCTGCGGAAGGTCATAGGTGTTAAGGCCACCCGACATATCCGTAAACGCTGCTACATACTCTGTCTTCGGATCGGGCATCGAAGACAGCTTAATATAATTCGCCGATCTGCCCGCTGATGCCATTCCGTTCTTAGACATAGCCTACACCCCAGTTATATGCGTCCACTACCCTGCTCGGCTCAATGATGACCTGATCCACAAGTCTGGACAGTTTCGTCTCAAAATCGTTGTGGAGAGCCGCGTGTTGGTACGCATCATCACCCATGACAAGGTAGCTCGCCACATAGAACGGCACTACATCCTGCGCATCGGGGGTGTTGTCCAGCTCATCACTATCTGCCGGGTCGGCGGAAAGCTGACGGGGGTAGCGGTTATACTCGACTATCCTGTTGTCCTCACCAGCGGTGGGGATAACGAATTTGTTTCTTCCGAGCACTCGCAGGAACGGAACTCTTGGCAAGTCCTCTCTGCCGAGATCGAGTACGCCCGTGCCACGGAAACTGAGGAAGTCCGTGGGCATAGTATATATGGTATTCTTGCCAGCTGTTGTGCTATCCAGTTCCGAGATGCTGACCATCTCAGGAATGTACTTCGCAACGGTTGCGATGTAGTTCTGAGCATCGTTGGCAAGATGTGGTATCCTATTTAAATAGTCTTGCTGATTGTTGTAATCGTTGTCTGTAATCTTTCCGGCTATGCTGTACTGATTGAGCAAAACCAGAACTCTGTCTTTCAGTTGTCCGTAGTTCATATAACAACCTCACATTAAAAGAAAGAGAGACAGAACCGAAGCCCTGTCTCTCTAAAGGATTAGCCGATGTTGAGGATGGCATCGCCAACAGCCAGAGGCTTATCGGCAGAGTCAACGTCAACAACACGGACGTAGGTGTGACCACTGGTCGGAGTAATCTCGGTGCTGGATGCAGTGAGTTCCGTCCAGTTTGCGGTGGTGATTGCGCTACCAGCGGTAACGGAAGTCAGACCGGCATGAGTAGTAGCGGTCATGTAGTACCACTTAGAGCCTTCCTTCGCACCATTGATGATAATGGTGGACTTGCTTGCGGCGGTAGCTGCGGTCATGACGTTCATAGACTTGAGAACGCTCTGACCACCGTGATAATACACGGCGTTGACTTTTTCGTTCAGGACGAAGCAGTCGTAAATGAAGCGGCCTTCGACCAACCACCCGGAAATGCCAGGGGGGTTATCGTGGATGCGGTACTCGTCGAGCTGCTTAGGAGCAGTTGCGGCGATGGAATGAGTAATGAGGAATGCCGCACCGGCCGGCAGACGGTTGGAGGGGACCTTAACGATCTTGCAACCATCGACTTCGCCGATGACACCCTTCAGAATCATTTCCTGGGACATATTGGAGTACTTCATGAATGCGGAGTCTCTCTTGAGAAGGTTTGCAAACTTATAGGTGCAGAATGCAACTCTGCCCTTGTCAGGCACGTTTGCATCACCGAGAGCCTCCATACCCTTGAGGAAGTACTCATAGGCGTTGGATGCGGTTAGCGCGGTAGAATCGTAGTGACCTGCGTTCTTTGCCGCGTCTGCAAGAGTCTTGAAGACGTAGGTATCGAACTCAGGAACAACGACCTCGACCAGCTGGCGGGAGAGGGCTTTGCCCGCGTCACTTCAATTTGTTACCCCGTAGGCTTTTTATCCTACGGCTCTCATAGTTTCCTATGAGTTCAGCGTACATTTTCATCCTTGATTTAGGATGCCGGATACTCTTGGTAGGGTTATATTCTGAATGACTCAGGTTCACCTACTACGCGTTACGGTGTTGTGAGTTATTAAGCCCACACTTACCTCGGTATTAGCTTGCTATCTAGGACATCCTCGATACTCTCTTTGTACGAAATTCGCACAAGGTTTATACCTTTCTCTTTACAGTATCGAGTCTTAATCGAATCACGGTCAATAACATCTAGTAAAGCGTTAAAGAGAACTTCTTCGCTAGACAGTTTAGCCTTCACCGATTTTACCCGGTTCACTATGCAACTTACGCTGCGTAGGGGCAAGTGTTTACCATTTCGGACTGGATTTCGTCGCCGCGGTCGATGATGAAGGTGAATGCTCTGTCCTTCGTAACGGTCAGGGTCTGAACATTACGAGTGAGGTCTGCGGGAGTACCATAACGGCTGGTTCCACTGCGAGTGTAATCAACCATCGGTACGATGGGAATGCTGTAGACCTTAACGGTCTTGTCGCCCTTGAATTCGTACTCATTGCTGAGTGCAAGGGCTGCCTGGGATTCGCGAGTAAAACGCTCGTCAACTTTGGACGAGTACTTGGTTGCAAGATTGATGCCACCGGCCATTTAAATCATCTCCTTAAAATATGGCCATGCGGATATCAACCGCCAGTACCGTCAGAATGAGGTGCGTTTAGTACGGGCTGTAATCAAACCCGGCAAGGAACGGATCATCGTTCGGCTTGCTATCTGTAGCGCCACCTCTCGACACACCTGACACAGGTGCTCGTCTGGCGGCCTCCGCATTCTGTCTTAATGTTTTATTTTCTTTCTTGAGTGCGTCGGTCTCGGCTTTAGCCTTCGACATAGCATACTTGTTATAGGCTTGGACAAGCGGCACACCGTTGCGTACCGCATCGTTGACAACCTCGTCGGGGAGCGACTTCATACCCCTAAGTTCGGGGCGGGCGGTCAGAAGCTGCGCTACCTCAGAGTTGAAGTCCCTACCCTGCGCATTAGGTTTGGCTTCCTCTTTCGGTTCTTCTGCCTGCTTTGTGCTGTCGCGAAGTCTGCGGTCAACCATGTCTTTGGCGACCTCTTCATGAACGCCATCGTTCACGAGTCTTTCGACCTCTCCGTTCTTATAGTTGTCTTCGGCGGACTTGAACATCTCATCCACAGACTCAAACCCAAGCATCTTGGAGAGGCGTTCTGCTTTCTCCTGAATGGGTTTTAATGTGTTGAGTCGTGCCTGCGCTCTGTCCAGTGCCTGCGCTTTCTGATACATCGTCGGCAATTCAGATTCGTTCAGTTCCACATCGATAAGGTTATGGTCTATCTGAGCATTGAATCTGAGTTTGCGAGGGGCGTTCTCGTCAGTCTGCTCTGTGGTAGGAGCTTCTTCTGAGTTTCCCTCTTGTGCCTCATCCGCAGATTCTGTTTCTATGGTACGAAACTCTTCTGCGTTTTCCTCAGAACTCTCTGGATCGGATTCAGCAGTTCCGGAGCTGCCTTTCCAGGTATCCACTTCAAAGAAGTCATCACCATCGCCGTAGCCGTCCGGCATAATGGCTTCAAACTCTTCGCGTTCTGCTTCCAGCACTTCGTTGTTTTCTTCGTTCATGGTCTTTTCCTTTCATGGTGAGAAAGATATATTTCAATCCGCATACGCGGCATTGAGCATTACATAGCCCCCGTCAAAGCCTGCTGTGCTTTGTTCGGGAGTTCTTGGTATTTAGCCTGTATGGATGCGGGCAGATTCGCCACGGCTTTATCCGAGTCAAGCTGACCACCCATCGCGGGTAGGCTTCCGCTCGGTATCATCCCGGCATTGCTCTGGTAAGAATTTGAACCCGTCGGTGTTGATGGGTTCATCTGTTGAGCCTGCGTTTTAAGCTGTTCTATCAGCTCTGCCTTACGCGGTATCAGCTTATCCGGGATACGCTCAAGGTAGGCGATGACATCAAGTGTGCCATCCCTTCTGAGGTTGTCCAGAGTCTGAACCATAGCAATCTCGCTGTAGTAGGTTGTAGCACCGACCTGCGTTGATATGTTCAACCACAGATGCTTGAACTTATCAAAGTTGTAGGTCTCGACCACACGGCGGGTTACGGTAGCCACCTGCATCTGACCCGTCATAGGGTCAAGCACGGGAGTCTTTCCATCCGCACCCATCACGGGCTCCTTAAAATCTCTGTCTCGCACAACGGGTCGCTCACCGTAGTAAGTACCCATCATATCAAGCAGAATCGCGCCGATGTCCTCATACCACTCATAAAGACACGCTCTTGTGTTCTCAAGCGGTACTTCAGCGGAAGACTGCAAGACCATCAGCGCGGAGGTGTTGTCCGGGTTGACGTTGCCCATCTGAGCATCCGTAGCACCTAGGCATTCCTTTGTGTAGGTGAGAGCCTTATCTATGGCCGCCATAATCTGACCCGACATCTCGGCGGGCTGAAGATTCGTGGCAACCTCTTTGAGACTCTGCCCCGGCTGAAGACCCTTGACCGCAAGCGCCACACCGATGTCATTGCTCCACTGCGAAATGAGGTCCGCGTTGTAGAGGGTCTTGGGGAAACTCTGAAGCTGAAGATGTCTGAACACCATCGCCATCATAGAGTTAATGAATATCTGATTCGGAACGATGCCCGTTACGAGTGCTCTTCCGTGGTACTGGTTCTTCTGTCTCTCCCAGTTACCCCACGCGATAGGATATCGCGTAAGACCCGTATCAACGTCCTCAAAAATATTACAAGTTTTTGTAGCTTTTGTGACGTGAACGGTGGTCACAAGCTGTTTCGCGTTCTTAGTCTTGTACGCGGGAGAGCCATCGGATTTGAGTATCGGTCTGCCGTTCTTGTCCTTCTCGGGAATGGGATCGCCCTTTGCATCAAGCATGGGCTCCTGCAAAGGTTCACCGGTCTTCTCATCGATGATGTCTTTCTCTTCGGTAACCTTGGTGTAGAGATACACATAAAGGCACTTGCTGTTGGAGTCATCATCCGGGGATATCTCCGTCTTGCCGCCGATGCCCGCCATGTAGGAAAGGTCGCGGTCACCTTGGATGCTGTCTATCTCCAGCTTGTCCGATGCCGTGCCACCTTTGCCGTAAGCTTTCTTATTCTTGCGGTAGCGTTCGGCTTCCCACTTCAAATGCTCAACGGTGTCTCTGCCGACCACCAGTATGTACGGCTGACTCTCAACATCTCTTGTGTTGGGGTTACCAAACATAACGTTGATGCCGTCTACCAGCTCCATCTCAATCTCACCGCGATGTACCCCAAACGCGCCACCATACGGCATAGCATCTGGATTCCACCAGAAGTGCGCGGCATAGTCACCCGTCTGCGCTCCATCGAACAGAGCCTCTCTCGCCTTATAATCCATCTTGAATTTCTCAAGCAGATTACGAACCTCAGAGGTAGCAATGACCGAAGCGTTCGTACCCTCATCACTCAGGTCTTCACCGTCATAATATGCAAGGGGTTCAAAGTTTATGGTCACCGCACTTGAGGTAAGCGAGGCTATAAAGAGTGAAGCTATGCGCTTGATGATGTTGAATGTGGGTCGCGTGAGTCTGCTCATCGCGGGAGTCTCATCGATGTGAAGCCACTGATTCCCGGCGAAGAACTCTATATTAGTATTAACGAGCCTGTACTGATTCGGTACAAGCTCGTTGTTATATCTTCGGCCTAGTTCGTAGTAGTTCCACGCTTGAGTCGAAGTATTCTTTTTGTCTGCCAATTCAAAGCACCTCGTAAAAATAGAAGTGGTTGCAGAGGTTGGAGTTGCACCAACGGAGTCCCGATTATGAGCCGGGAGTGAATACTGATTCTCTCTGCGGTAGAGGCGGTGTTAAGGTACACCGCAAAACCAAATCCAACCGGTATATACTTTCTCCCGGTTCAGAGTACCGGGCAACTCTGGGTTAGAACATCGGACTCACCTGTCTTTCGTAGGATACCCATATGCCTGTTGGACGCCGTAAGCCATTAGTTTGCTGAACGCTTCGTTGTCAGCCATAAGCTGTTCCCTCGCTTTTTTCATCTCAAGCATCTCCTCTTCGGAGAACTCATGCGAGGGCGGTGGGGTAGGTGCGACAGTTCCCTTCTGCGCTTTCCTCTCTTTACGCATCTCAAGATACTGACACAGGTTGAAACCACCGTTCATTCCTGTCAAAAATGCGCCGATCACGATAAGAATGATTAAGCCGTCACTCATTACCTATCCCGCCTTTCCTTATTCACCGCTCACCCAGGAGTAGCTTGCAACTCCTTCAGCGGACACCGTCAGCTTGAGAGAGTACTCACCCGCCTCAGTGGGGGCGGTGGGCAGCTCTTCCGTCTCAGCCGCTTTAGTCCACTTACCGCCCGCTACCCTCAGTATCTTTCCGTTGTCGGAAGAAGATACGCTCGGCAGCTCCGGGGCTGTGAACGCGGTGGACGGGGTAACGAAGCGGATGTTGCTGAGTGCTGCTTTACAGGCTGAACTGTAAGTGAGACCGCAAGCCGCTTCGGCAGCCGTGATGTCAACGAAGCCTTTCTTAATAACCTTGACCGGGTAACTGTGGAGAGTCGGCACGTCCTCTGCGAGTATAGCCACAGCATTGCCGTTGTTGGCTATCGCACCCGCTGACGAGATAGGTGTGCCTGCTTTAGTTCCGACCGCGAGTGCGTACTTAGTACACACGTCACCTATCGGAACTATCTCCGTGTAGTCGTTGAAGTCGAATATCAAATCTTTCATCTCTTATATCCCCTCTCAGAACCCCGACCATCTGTCGTTCACCTTGTACGGATCAAACAGTACTCCGGGGTCATTAAACTGTTTTTCTTCTCTTAGTACCCTCTGCTCTACCTCAGTAGGCTCCGGGGCGCTTATCTCGCCGGAGCTGAATATCATACGGTTAAGCACCTGTGAGCACGCATCGACCATATCATCGTGCGCTCCGTTGGGGAACGAACAGAACTGGTCGATGAACCGATTGACCCACGGTGCTTTCTCCGGCAGAGGCAAATACACATGACCGCTCTCTATCGCAGGGGCAATAGCGTTCACTCTCGACACCTTGCCGCCCTGCGGGTTTATCGGTATGCAGAACATCTCGCGCCGCAGAGTCTGTATGATCGCCGATCCGTTCGCCTTGTCCTCTATCAACACCGTGTAAGCTTTAGGGAACAAAGTCTTCACGCTCCGCAGCGCCGCTATCGTACCGGGGAAGTCCAACCGCTTGTTCAAGCAGTACCGGCAGAAATAGTTATTATCAAGTTTGCCCCACACCTGGATGCTTACAAAGTCCGATTTGTCACCGTCCTTGAATGTAGCATCTACCGAAATGATCTCCGTCGCGAACGACCGTATCTCCAGCGGATCGTAATACTGCCACCAATCGCGGTGGATGATGTTACCACCCTCCGTTCGCGGACTGCACTGGTACAGCGCCTGCCACGCTCTCTGGCCACCCCCCGGATCAGCGAGATACGATGCTTTAAAATCAGCCAGCCATGCCGTGTCCTTGCCAAGCTCCGGGCAAAGCGGCTCTCCTACTTTTCGACCAAGAGGGTCGTTCTCTTCCGCTTCAATAGGCAGCCGGAGCAAGGTCGTATTCGGCTCACTTGCCAATATACGCGCCGCAAAATCATCTTCGTGCCAAGGTGTCATGATGACAATTACTTTGCCACCTGCCGCAAGTCTTGTCTTGATGGATGCCTGCCACTCTTCCCATACCCTGTCTCGATAGGTCGGAGAGTCGGCTTCCTGCTGGTTCTTGACCGGGTCATCTATTATGACAAGGTTCGTGGGGTTGCCCGTGATGCCCGACATGATGCCTCGACTTATCAGCCTGCCCTTGCCGTTCGTCAGTTCAAACTCCTGCGCCCTGTCTACGCTCCCTACCTTGATGCCAAACAGATTTTCACCGAATGCCTTGACCTTTTCCTTGTTTCTCCGACAGAACCTCTCTGCAAAGTCACTGTCATAGCTTGCCACCAGAACTCTGTGTTCAGGGTGCAAACCGAGATACCAACTGGGTAAGGTCTCTGTCACGGTCGTTGATTTTCCGTGTTGCGGCGCGGTTTCGATGACCATCACATCGAACGCATGACCTGTGTCCGCTGTGAGGAATTCCTGCAGCTGTGTCGCAATGTACTCACTCATTCGGGTGCGTTTCCATATTGCCCCTTGAGAGTACGCAAGATACTCATTGTAATGTCTACGAGCGAGTTCGCGGCGAGCGATCTCAGTGATGAGTTGGTCGTATTCGGCGCGGTCTTGAGTTGTAACCAAATTGTCATTTTCCATTTTTAAACCCGAATTTTGCTCGATAGTTCTATTATATGGTTTTTCCCTGGGAAGCCGGGGGTGGCAGAATGCCACCCTCCCCAGGGGTCACCCCCGGTGGGGGTGGGGGTCCGGGGGCTGCCTACTTATTATAATGAGCGGAGCAAAACCAACGGTTTCCTCTCATCGGATCGGCTGAGTTCCTACCTGTTGTAATAGGAATAGCGTGGTCTTTTGTACGCAATATATCACTATTACTATTAAAAAACATTGGAGTTCCAGTGTTTTTTAATCTTCCGCTGATCCTTCTGCAACCGGGTTGCAACCGCAACCGCGCTTGTTAGCGAGGTGCAGTAGCTGTTCATCTGATAGTTCGGAGAGATTCAGCGTTTCAAACGGCTTGTCATCTATGTTGCCGATGTTAATCATATCCGCAGGTCGCTGTCCGCTAGTGTCTCTGACAAATTTTGCAGATTCCACATCACCGCGTTCGGCTTTCAGTGTGTGCGCTAGTAGGATCGCAGCGGAGTGCGATACCTCTTCATCTTCAAACCCCATCTGCTCGAGGACTGCTCTCTGCTCATCATCTGCGAACAGCGGAGTGTCGAGCAGTTTCCGCGCTAGGTCACGCATAGCTGTTGATTTTCGGCGATTGTTAGCATTAGTGATTGCACCCTTTGCGCGGTACTCTGCTCTCTGTTCTGGAGTCCAGTCTCTCATATTCACGAACAAGGTTATTCACCTCACCTATCTATAGTTATTCATGTTGACACTATATCACCTAATCATTGGGCATAGCTAGGGTTACCGCTTTTTTACGGCAGAAAGTCCGTTCGGACCGTCCGTTTTCTCTCATTGTGCGATCCGCCCTGAACTAGTACATTTAGGTTGTGCATAATCAACAAATGTGATGTTAGTACAGAATTTTTTGCAAAAACCTATTGACGGCTGTCGCTAATCGTGCTATTTTTAACCATGCTGACACGCAGACAGCGACATCAGCTACTACATTCAGAGTGACCGCAACTTTCGGTCAGAAACGGAGAAACATATGAGAACTACAATTGAATACCTGAGACAGATGGTTATCCGCATGAACATCATGCAGAACACTACCACGCTCACGCTGTACAAGGACGCTTGTGGATATGCACTTAACCGCATAGTCAACCCCGGCAATGGTCAAGCGCACATTCAGAACAGCTACGGCATGACAGCTACCGAGACCGCGTGGTTGCTCAAGGGTATGGATGAAGTACTCAGCCACCCAGAGCGTTACGGACTTCAGTTTGTTAAGGATGGTGAGCAGAAATGATAGTTGACTGCATTCTTGACCGCAAAGATGGTAAACGCTATGACCCCTACGACTTCTACCATTCCATGCTGATGTACGGCAACGGAGAAGTAGATAGCTTTGGTAGTCTCATCAGCTACTGCATGGACTACTTCGGGGAAAGCATGGTCCGAAAAGCATTGTGCGAGTACATCGATGGTAACGATTACAATCCATCGATTAAAGACTACATCAACTCGGTTAATTGGCTCATCGCTGACTGACTCAGCCTATGCCTATCATGAAGCTGATAGGCATACACGGACTCAGTCCGGGAAAGAGAGGTATTTAACCTTATGGCAAAAGTAAAAGTGAATAAAGTTCGTTACGATGAGAACACCATCGAAGCTTGGCTTGAGGATGTATTCCATCACAGCATTGACCTTGCGGAAGATGACTTCTTCAAAGGCATCTCGATCGTATGCGGTAATTGTGAGCTGACTCTCCCCTTCTGCCCTGAAACATGGGAGCTGATTGAGGATGCGCTGACCACTGCTGCGAAGAATGACTTGTGGGAGGACTACAGATGACCTACCATTTCTACTTCATCATCCGTCAGAACAACCACGGATGGCTCAAGCAGAAGGACATCACCGCTAACAGCGTTGCCGATGCACGGAAGCAGCTCCGTGAGTACTGCGAGAACTACTACCACCGTCTGCCGTTTCATGCCACGCGCAAAGCACCCGCCCCCGTCGATGCTCGGTATTGGGAGTTTGATAATCAGCTCTACAGTCGTGCCGGATGGTACGACAAGGACGGACTCCCTACCAAGCTATGGTAAACTACTTCAGCCTGTGCCTATCAGCTTGATGATAGGCATACACGGAAGCAGTTTCCGAGAAAGAGAGGTACTAACTACCTATGAAAGTAAAAGTGAATAAGAGCATCATCTACCCTTGCACGGAAGATGGAGCAATGGCTTGGCTTGCGGACATCCACAACGATTGCTACGCGGATGATGGAGATTGTCGTATCGACCCTAAGACAGAGGAGCAGATGGACTGCACCCCCATCCACATCGTTTTCCACTCGCGTGTGCTGACCATCCCCTACTACGGCGCTGCGTTCAACTATGCGTTCGGTGAATTCATCCGCGCATTCCAGGAAGAGGAGGGTTGGATCGAATGATTGAGATTAAGCTTGCTGATGCCTTGTATACGCTGAGTGCGTTGGATCAGAAGTTCCAGTCGCAGATGCTGACCGACCTGAAATGGACTCGCGGAGAGTATATCATGCTCAACTATGCGATATGCAAATGCATGGAAGCGTTGCATGAACTCGCGTGTACACCTATCGAAGACTGAATCAGCCTATACCGATGACCCCGGCAGAGGTCATCGGTATACACGGACTCAGTCCGAATCAATTAATAGTCACGGCAACGTTCCGTGAGAAGAGGAGAATTGAATATGGCAAATATTAATCGTGGGCGGCAAACCTATGAACGGTTAATCGATGAAGGGTGGCACTTCGACCACTCCGCGCTTTGCTCGTCCTACCGTGGAGCCGGTACAGTCTCTGAGATGCAGACTTGTGGTGGGTTCGATTACTGCCGTGTCCACTACGGCAGGGTTGTCAAGGGTCGCTATCAGGTCACAGATGTCATGCGGAGAGCTGTCCAGAGCGCGGAGGTGGTTGGATGACTACATTAGATATCACTTCCGAATTGACTGCCTATCTCAACCACATACCTATCGATGATTTCGACAGCGTGGACGAGTACCGCGAGGAACTTGAGTACTCCGTTAGGGATTATTTCAGCTCCATACACCTGAACCCCTTTAACAGCGCGTACCCCCGGATATGCGCTGACGCCTACTACAACAGCACCTACTACGCATGAGTCCATCAGCCTATCTGCTCAACTCGCATAGGGTTGAGCAGATACACGGATGACCTCATCCGAATATTTTATATCAGAAGGAGATATATCCCCTATGTACGAAAAAGTGAATATGTACCATCCTGACAAGGTAGCTGACCGCATTGCCGGTGCCGTGGTTGACCTTGCCTATCGCAAGAATTGGAGAGATCGCGTGGCTTGCGAAGTTCTCATTGGACACGGCACAGCAACGGTCATGGTAGAAACTACGTCCGATGCTATCACAGAGGATGCCATCAACGCAGTAGTCAACCGCATTCTCGGCACGGATTACTACGATGTCATTGCTATCGTCAAGCCGCAGGATGCCTACCTCTCTGCCAATCAGGAACACGCTGTCCATTGCGGTGACAACGGCATTTTTAAGGGAATGCCGTTGACCTCCGAGCAGGCTCTGCTGTCTATGATAGCGCGTGATATCACTCGCGAAGTGCCGTTCGATGGCAAGTACATCTACGACTCTCGCTATGGTGGAAAGCTCATCGTGTGCCAGTCCAACTGCGATGGAGAGAAACTCCGCAAGTCCATCCGCGATTGGAATTATTTTGAGGCAAGTATCTATTGCAATCCCATCGGTGACTGGTTCGGCGGTATCGATGTTGATGCCGGTTGCACCAACCGCAAGCTGGGATCAGACATGGGTGATGCGGTGACCGGTGGTGGGCTCCACGGTAAGGACCTCAGCAAGGCAGATGTTAGTGTCAACATCTATTGCCATCTCCGCGCACAGCTTCTCGGCAAACCCGTGTCTGCTGTCTGTGCCATCGGTGATGACCGTGTCCTCGTTGAGGATGAGTTCATCAGCTATGAGCATATAGTTAAGGTCGCAAAGCATTACATTGACTCAGTCGGTGGCTTCGAGAAGTTCGCTGAGTGGGGGTTGATATAATATGAAAAAAGCTGTCATCCCTTCCATCATCGTGGCATTCGCTCTCCGCAGCGAGATAGTCACGTGTCTCATAATCCTCGTGTATATAATCTACTTCCTCATCTGGTTCGCTTCGGTCATGCCCGAGGACTACTAAGGGGTGACAGCTTGAGAGTTAGAATCTATGCGCGGAAGACTCCGCGAGGAGTGTCCGTCTTCTACTACGAAGACTCACCATATCCCATCACAGAGCATTTCGACTCGGATGATATCGCATCATGCCTCACCGCTTTCCGAATCCTACACGGCTTAAAACGAGTACCCTTGGATGTGATGGTGCTGAACTGAATACAGCTAAACGGAGGACTCACCGCTCAGGTGAATCCTCCGCTGCTTTTTTTCCACATCGTGTAATGCCCTTTAATTTTCTTAACAAACTCCCCGGCTGACGTCTTCGTATTGATGACCGCAACTGTCTGCCCAGCCGCTTCCAACTGTAGATGTCTCAGCTCCTGGATCGGTGACAGCTTTCCATGAAGAGCTTTCATCTCCACCCAGATGACCTTGCCATCCGGGAGCAGAACCATGCGGTCAGGCATCCCCGGAATGTTGTCCGGGACGAACTTTATGAAGGGCAAATGTTCCTTTCTAAATTGGTCGTTAAGGTATGCTTCCAAGTCCTTCTCTCTGTAGTATCTCGACTCCCCTGGGCTTGCCGGTCGCACCATATGTCTAGGCATTTTTCGTCTCCTTTTCATTAAAATAATTTTTTAAACACCCTACTCAAAAACGAGGTTTTCCTTACTAACCTGTCACACCTGTCACCTGTCACTAAATCCACCAAACCGTGACAGGTTGACAGGTTTAGTGACAGGTACATATTTCAACCTGTCACTAAATCCACTATGCATATCTGTATATATATTATCAATGGGTATATAAATATGTGTGGTTTATGCACTAAATATAAGAGAATATTAAGAAAGTGACAGGTGTGACAGGTTGGTTTAGGGTAATAAGAGGACCTGTCACTATTTCCATTTTTTCCCGTGACAGGTTGAAATTCAACCTGTCACTCAACCTGTCACTTTCTTAGACTTTTCTTAGAATTTAAAGCACCCTAGCGATCCGATAAACTTCCATATTTTAGGTGGTAGTGACAGGTAGTGACAGGTTGAATTCAACCTGTCACTCTAAATCGTTAAAGCAATTTCAATCGTAATTCGGGTTCGGTAATTCTCTTTCTAAAATGACCTTTCCCAAGCACTGAAGCTCGTCTGTTCTCTCAGGCGGTATCTTAACATTAGCGGACACTCTCTTAGGGTTGGCTGACAGAAGGAACACGGTCCCATCATAGTCCCGGTACCATTGTTTGATTCTCACCTCTCCGTCATACACGAAGACACCGACATCCTTCATCTCACGAACCTCTGTGTCTTTCTTGACATATATCACAGAACCGTCATCGATGTAGGGCTCCATACTATCACCCGAAACCTTAACAGCGTAGTCTGCATCCTGTGGTGCATCGTCGGGGAGAGGTATGTCTTCGTAGTTGCCGTCCTCATCCGACAAGGCATTACCGGGACCGGCTGCAACGGTTGTGTTGTATAGCTTGATGAGTCGACGTTGAATCTCAAAAGCATTTTTCGCGATGGGCTGTATATTACATCTCGCGAATTCTAGGTCAGCTACAGCCTCCAATAGTGTCTGTCCGTGGGCATCAAGCCTATCGTAGGTCGCGGCCAAACGAGTGGCTTTGGCTGACAGAGCGGCATCATCTGCAGGTAATCCGAGCAGTTCTGATATCGTTATGCCCAGCGCGTGTGCAATAGCTGGCAGCTGTTCGTAGCGTGGCATTCTCTCCCCGGAAGTATAGGTAGACACGGCGCGTTGGGAAATGCCCGCGCGTTCAGCTACCTCAGACTGCGTATAGCCTTTCTGTTTCATGGTCTTGCGAATTGCGATCCTAAAGTTCTCGTTAATATCTGGTGTCGGCATTGTTCTATACTCCTTACTGCGCTGAGCTAGAAAGTTCAGTGGCGCGTTTATTGTTTGGTTGCTGATACTATAATATATTAAATACTTATAGGTGTCAAGCCTTGCGCGTATACCCACAAAAAAATTTTAAAAATTGTCGCAGATTTTGCTTGACACACCGCTGACTATGTTATATCATAGCAATACCCGATACCCGAAGCGTGGGCATCGGGTATGTTTATCCTCATTGTACCACGATATGCGTATACTAAGTACAGTTAGGAGGTGATACGATGAAACTGACACTGAAGGCTGCGCGAGTAAACAAGGGACTCACTCAGCAGGATGTAGCGGTCAAGCTGAAGACTGACCATACGGTCATCAGCCGATGGGAGAACGGTACTAATAACCCCTCCCCACTCAGTCTGAAGAAACTGCTCGATCTCTACGGCATCAAGTTTGAAGAGCTTGATTTCTCAGGCATGAAACCCGGCAAAGAAGACAAAACAGAATAACAGAAAGGACGAAACCTAATGGCGAACAAAAACAAGACCCTTACCGGGCATCTGTTCATCCGCGATGGAGATACCTCTATCTATATCCAGACGAACGGAAGCACAGACATGAGCAAAGGTGAAGCGCATTGCTCCCCTAACGATGAGCAGAAACCGTGGATAGGTGCTGGGATCGCGATGGCGAGAGCGTTCGGCAAGACTCCCGAAGACCTCTGTGAGGACATCCTCAAAGCTATGGGTCATACCGTAGAGCGTGAGGAACTTCCCCCTGCACTCAGAAGTGACCGTAGACCCGGTGCGACGCCGAAGCTGCCGATTGAGAAAGCCAAACGCCCGGCTCAGAGAACGAGGCGAACGCAGGAGATACCGACTCACCTTGAGTGGGGCATAGGCGAAAAGGTCGAGTGCCTCGGCAAAATAGGCGATCCGACTCCCCTCGCGGATATCGACGGCAATCGGCTCAGAGTCGGAGATGTGGTGGAGGTGCGCTCTAGATTCCTCAACGCAAAGCTCGGCGAAGTGCCGGTCTGCCTCGGCAAACACGCGGATACACTCGGCGGTCCCGAGACTGTTTTCGGCCCATTCGTGATGGGTTGTAGCTCGGCTGAAACCGTGCAAACAAAAGATGGCGATGTCATCTATACAGACTTTGTGCTCCGTAGAATCAAAAAATGGTACAGCTGCGCCGTAGGCGAGAATTACAGAGGCGTCAGGTACATCAGAAAGGAATATGAGAATGAATAAACTTCAAAAATCTGAAATAGAGAGACTCCAGGGTCTGCTCCCTATCACCGATCCCACGACCCCTTCCTATTCCTATCTCATGCAGAACCTTGAGATAGTGGCTAACACTTCTCTGTTTGAGGACATCGACAATGCGGTAGGAACTGATTCAATCTCAGCTCCGAAAGTCGTTGACTTCCACTTCGCAAAAGCCGAAGAACCTGAAAAGTGCGAAGCAGAGGCACCGGCAGAACCTACCGCTGAGACCGCTGAGTTCCCAGCTGAAGTAGAGACTCCGTTCCCTACCGCTGTTGAAGCGGAGGCACCGGCACAGGCTGTGACCTACACGGGAGCGGAGGTTCGTTCTGCTCTGGTCAAGGCGAGACAGAAGGGTGTCAACATCACCGAGATACTTCATGAGTTCGGTGTTGAGAACTTCCCCGCCTTCCCGGAGAACCGCTACGCAGAGCTGATGGCAAAGCTTGAGGTGTCCAATGGCTGATGAAGAGAAGAAGATTCTCGACCGTGTGGTTGATGAAGAGAAGAAGATTCTCGACCGTGTGGTTGATGAAGAGAAGAAGATTCTCGACCGTGTGGTTGATGA